AGAATGTTTGGTTCAGGTTCAAATACAAGCTCAACAGCTCCTGTAAATGCAGTTAAAATAGAATACGAAACAGGTAATATTGCGGAAGGTGTTTTCAAACTTTATGGAATTAGTTAGGAGTTAAAAATGGCAAGATATAAATTAGTTAATGGAAAAAGAAAAAAACTCACAAAAGCAGAAGAAACAGCTAGAGACAATGAGGAAGAACAAGCATTAATTAAAATAGAAAATGAAAAACAAAAAGAACAAACAAGATTAGCCAATAAAGAATCAGGCAAACAAAAACTTGTTGATTTAGGTCTTACAGAAGAAGAAATAGACGCACTTATCAATTAATGGAAACAATATGTTATATTTTTATTATTCTATGGATAATGGGAATGTCTAATTAAAGGAGTTCATATGCAATTATCAAAACATTTTAAATTAGAAGAATTTACAAAATCAATGACGGCTATCCGAAAAGGGATAGATAATACACCTGGATCAGGTGATATAAAAAATCTTGAAGATCTATGTTATTGTGTATTAGAGCCGGTCAGAAATCATTTTGATAAATCAGTTACAATAACTTCAGGATATAGAAGCGAAGAATTATGTGAAGCTATCGGTAGCAAAAAGACGAGTCAACACGCAAAAGGTCAAGCGGCGGATTTTGAAATATTCGGAGTTCCAAATATTAAAGTAGCTTATTGGATTCAAAACAACTGTGATTTTGACCAATTAATTTTAGAGTATTGGAAACCTAAAAACAAACAAGATATTAATAGTGGTTGGATACATGTAAGTTATAATGAAAAAGGATCAAATAGAAAACAAGTTATGACTTATGATGGATCTGATTATTTAAACGGATTACCTGATATGAATTGGGAGAAGGGAGTGGTAGTAGCATAATGGCTTTAACGAAGAAACAAAAGAAATTGCCTTTAGCTTTACAAAAAGCTATATTGAAGAAACAAAAACAAACTAAAAAGAAAAGGAAAAAATAATGCCTTATCATTATGGACACGGAAAGAAAAAGAAAAAAGGTAAGAAGAAGATGGGTTCTAAAAAGAAAAAAAGAAAGTAATGGTTAAAGTTGCTTCTATAAAGAACATCATCAAAGATCTTAAACCTAGACAACAAAAGACTATGAGATCACACGCAAAACATCATAGTTTGAAACATATGAGATCTATGGCTAGAGCTATGAAAAAAGGAAAAACATTCGGACAAGCTCATAGATCTGCTATGAGGAGTGTAGGTAAATGAAACCTAAATTATCTTTATTAAAAAATAAGATAAGAAATAAAAAAAGACTCGGAGCTACGGAGAGAGCTTCAGCAGTAGCAAGAGGATTACTTCCAAGAAAATCAGGGAAGTTTAAAGGAAAGAAGGTTAAGTCTAGAAAATATGGTGGGAGAGCTTAATGAGTGGATTTACTACAACAACAACTTTAAGGGAAATGATAGATAAATTTCCTATGAAACGGAGAAGAAGAAGTGGCAAGAAAAAAAAGAAGAAAAAACGTTCCAAAAGATAAAAAGACAGGATTACCTAAAAAATATCTGTCAGGTCTTAAAGGATCTAAAAGAATGAGAAGAGCAAGACTTATTAAAAAAGTTTCTTCTATATATAGATCCGGTGGATTTATTCCAAGAGACCTACTCAACAGAAGGACAAAAGCATAATGGCAAGAAAATTTAGAAAACCTCTATCAGCTTCAACTACAAGAACATTAAGAGCTAAAGCAAAAAAATCAAAATTATTTAATTTTGCAGATCTAAAAGCCATCTATCGGAGAGGTCAAGGGGCGTTTCTTGGGGGTGGATCTAGAAGAGTTTCAATGGCGGCTTGGTCAATGGGCAGAGTCAACAAAATGATCGCTAGAGGAAGATCTAGCACTTTTGATAAAGATATAGTAAGAAGAGCTATAAAAAGAAAAAGAAGATAATTTTATGGCAACAACAAGTCAAAAAAATAAAGAACATTTGATCCGTATAGAAGGAGAGATAGCACTTCTTAAACACGAGATTCAAACTATTCGTGGAAATCATTTACATCATTTAGATGTAAGAGTTTCTAGAATGGAAAAAGTTATGTGGACGATCTGTTTGATTGCAGTAACACACCTTCTCTACACAGTTCTCAATTAGTTGCTTTTATTCACATTTCCCTTTATAAGTGTACTATGTATAAAAGGATTCTTGTTATATCAGATATGCACATTCCATATCATCACAAAGACTCAATAGAGTTTTTGAAATGTGTAAAAAAAGAATTTAGACCTGATTTCATTGTAAACATTGGAGATCTTTTAGATTTTCACGCAATCAATATGCATACACACGATCCGGATCTTTATTCTCCTGGACACGAATTAAATGCATCAAAAAAATATATCAAAGAATTAGAATCTGTATTTCCAAAAATGATTGAAGTAGATAGCAATCATTCAAGTTTAGTTTATAGAAGAGCTGTAAAGTTTGGAATGAGCCGTCAATTCCTAAAAGATTATGGAGACTTTCTTGGAACGAAGAAATGGAAATGGATAGATGATCTTACTCTTAAAATGTCAAACGGACAGAAATGTTTTTTTACACACGGTAGATCTGCTGATGTTTTAAAAGTATCTCAAACTATGGGAATGAATGTAACCCAGGGCCACTATCACACGGCGTTCACTATAAAATATTGGGCTAATCCTGATGCAATTTTTTGGGGAATGAATGTAGGATGTTTGATAAATCAAAAATCTCTTTCAATGAGCTACGCAAAGAATTTTCGTACAAGGTTCATTTTGGGT